GCTGATGCGGGAAAGCAGGGCGTCACCGTAGCCGGAGGTCATGATGCCCTCGACAATGCGGTTCAGCGCCGAGTCTGCCACCTCGCGGGACACCGCCCCATCCTTCACGGCCTGGTCCATCTCGACCTTGAGGGCCTTGAAGGTGCTGGAGGCCTTCTTCGTGGGCATCTTGCCTAGGGTGTCGATGAGTCGACGGCCCCGGCGAAGGATGTCGGACACAGTGGGGGATCCAATGTTCTCAATACGCGACGGAACCCCGCCGCTGTAGCCACTTCCCCCCACGTCTTCGAGGTACTGCGCTCGGTTAAGGGCAATGCGCTCCTTCTCCGAGGGCGGCTTGGTGCCCTGTGTGGTCACGGCTCCCGATGCACGGATCTGAGAACCCGTTACAAGCTTAGAGCCACCTAGTTTCTCACGGATAGCCGTAAGGATCTCGGCGGGCACCGCGGCAGCGGGTGCTTCCTTGGCGGCCATGTAGGCAGCCATGCGAGCTGCACGGGCATCGGCCGGTGTGGCTTCAGCCTGATAGTCGGCGGAGGAGCGCTTGACAAAGTGACCCGAGGGCGCATTGGGATTGACCTCGTACACCTTCTTGTCTCTCTGCAACGCGGCGGCCTGAGCGGGTGACGCCATAACACCCTCGGTGGGCGGGAGTTGCTTCAACATGGCCTGCACCTTAGTCAGGCCTTCAAGCTTCTGCTTCGCTTGCTGAAGGCGAGTAACGTCGGCGCTCTTGCCAGATGCCTGGGCCTTTGCAATCACCTGGTCAACAAGGCCCATCGCGTCGGCCAGTGGCATGGCCTTCCCCCCACGAAGTGAAACGTGCATCTCGCCCTTCTTCACCAAGAGACGGGGGTTCTCAATGAAGTTAGCGAGGGTAGGTCCGGACTTCTTGGTGCCCATAGGGCGAGGGGGAGTGGGGGGCATTAGTTCTTGATCCGAGCTTGGGTGTCTTTGAGGCGCGAGACGACCTCGCCAGCTGCAGATCTTAAGGTGCCAGGTTGCACTATGCCAAACATCTTGCGACCACGTTCCATGAGCTCAGTGGTCTCGGGGATAGAGTCGATGATCTCCTGCGGGGAGACAGATGTGCGTGTGTTGGGCCGGTGCTGGGAGCCGGGCAGGGAGAAGTCGGGTGCACCGGGACGGGTGATGGTGCGCATCGCCAACATGAATGCGATGAGGTCGACGAGGATGCGATCGCCGGGTGCGTGGATGACAGGGACGTTCAGCTTGCGGAAGAGCTGGCGTAGTCCGCGCTTCGTGAGGCCAAGAGCGGCCAGCTCGCGGAGGATGTAGTCCTCACCGACAAGGCGCATCCCCCCACCGAAGGAGATGTACATCAGGTTGGGTTGCGTGCTCATTTAGTTGGGGGCGCGAGGTGAACGGTATTCCTGCTTAAGCAGCGCTTCCCGAAGTTTGTTGTACTGCTCCATAGTAATCCGGCCCGAGCTCAATTCGTCCAACAAACCTTGAAGAGCCTGACCTACCTTCCTGTCTTGGGCAAGCTTAAAATTGTCAGCAGTTTCAAAAGCAGAACCAACTGCACCCAGACCAGCGCTAACACCAGAATCAATTGCATTCAGGCCGGAGTCAATTCCAGCCGCAGCGGAGTCCGCGCCTTGTCCAATTAGATCGTAAAGCCAACTTGCGGCGTTTCCAATACCACTTCCAATTCCCTCAACTACAGGGCCAACGGTATTGCCAATTGCCCGATCAACAGCAAGCTTGGCATTATCCAAGGTGTCAAAAGTATTGCCAAGGAAACTACCTGTTGAACCTACTGCCTGACCAACTGCGGTGTTGCCAAATTGTTCGCTCATGCTTGGGGTGTCGCCGGGCATGCCGTTGGGGTAAAGGTCGGCGGTGGTGGGTCCCATCTGTCGGGTTGGAGCTGCGGGGGCTGGTGCTGGTGCGGCAGGAGCCGGGGCGGGGGCAGCAGGAGCAGTCTTCTTTGCCTTCTCCTTAAGGATCCAAGCGCCGTCGCGGCCGGTCAGTGCGCGATACTGCTCAACAGTGATCTCTCCACGCTCGAGCATCCCTCGAGCCTGTTGCAAAGTGTTTTCATTTTGGCTCTGCTGCTGTTGAAAATTCTGCTCAAGTGCCGGGTCATTGTTGAACTGCTGAGCCGGAGCGGCAGCTGGTGCTGCAGCGGGTGCAGGGGCAGCGGCGGGAGCGGGAGTCGAGGGCGCAAGTTGGGTGTTGGGCGTTGCGGTGCCGTCACCGTCCCAACCTAGGTCCTTCTTGGGGTTTGCGGCTGCTGCCTGCTTCTGCCTCACGTTTGCCCAGTGAGCTCGAGTCTTTGTTTCGTATGCGCGGTCAAAGTCCCACTTTTCGGATCGCCGGATCTCGCTGATCTTGTCCGAGATCATTGTCTGGAGGTGACGCCTGGTCATACCGTCGCCCATGCGGTCAACCTTGGCTGCAAGGTCGATTAGTCCGGCGATGGTGTTTGCGTTACCAATTTCGGCAACGGAAACAGTTTCCGGCTTTTGCTGCTTTGTTGTGTCTGTGGTTTGACCCGGAGTTGTTCCTGGTGTAATGTTCGGCTTGCTAGCAGCAGTGCTAGCCCCACTTGCAGCTCCGACTCCACTGCCCGAGCCCGAAGTCGTAGAGCCGCCCCAGTTTAAAGTTGGTGCTTCCCACTTGTAATCAAGCAGGCCGCCGTACGGGCCGTTTGGGTTCGTCTGCGGCTGGGTAAAGAGCGGTGTGTTGGCTGGTGGGAGCGGGTTGAAGGGCGGCGCGCTCTGCCTGCGGAATGCTGGATCGAAACTTGGATTGGAATAGGTCGACATACTGGCTCCTTAGGGGCTGAACAACAGGAGGATACGCGATGAAAGTCTTGACGCAACGGAACCCGCTGAACAGTGCAGAGCCCATGGCAATTGCTAGGGCTATTCTGAGGGCAAGGTGGACAACACCGCAAGGGCGCATGGGTATTTGGGAGTGGCGGGGAGAGCCGTGGGAGTGGTACGCGGGCAAGTGGGTGCGCAGGGATGAGCGATGGCTGGAAGAGGCGCTGTGGTTGGCAATGGAGGATGCGCATATCCAGACGCCGACGCCTACGGGCATCAATACGCGGCGATTGGGGCCGACGAGTCAGACCGTGATGAACGTGCAGCAGGCGTTGAGGGCGTTGATCCGGTTGAAGCAGAGCTATGCGCCGGCGTGGCTGGGCAATGTGGTTGATACGCCAGAGCTCGAGCGGTGCGTGGCGTTTGAAGATGTGGTTGTGGATGTGCTGACGGGCAAGACGGTGGTGAGGGACGAGCTGTTCTTTGAGCCTGTGGTTGTGGGGTGCGCGTGGGACCCAACGGCGGTGTGTCCAACGTGGATGGCGTGCTTGGAACAGTGGAGTGGCGGGGATGAGAAGTGGAAGAGTTTGCTGCAGAGGGCGATGGGCGCGATGTTGATGCCCGGGAGACGGTGGCAGCGGTGGCTTCTGATGCAGGGACGGGTCCGTGGCGGCAAGGGAACGATCATGCGGGTCGTGAAGAACCTGATGGGCGATGGTTTCAGGGGCCTGAGCATGGCTCAGTTGGCTAGTCAGTTCGGGTTGTGGGGTGCGGAGGCGGCAAGGGTGCTGAGCGTAAGTGAATTTGGGGCGTTGAACTCTAGGGAAAGTGAATTGGCGGTCGCGTCACTGAAAAACATCGTGGGTGGGGACCCCGTAAGCATTGATAGGAAGTACATGGAGCCCATCCGGGATGTGGTGATACCGGGTTTCTTGGTGGTGCAGAGCAATGAGATCCCCAAGTTGCCCAACAAGGGGCAGGGTTTGGCCAGCAAGATGCTGGTTCTGCCGTTTACCAATAGCTTTTTGGGCCGGGAGGACCTGCAGTTGGCGTCAAAGTTGGCGGGTGAGACTGCGGGTATTGCGGCGTGGGCGCTGCAGGGGGCTAAGGAACTGCTTGAGGAGACCGATTCGGGTCAGTTGTGGCCAGTTCCAGCGGCGGCAGAGGAAGTTGTGGGGCGTTTCCAGTCCCTGAACAACCCCGTGCAGGACTTCTTGGAGTCCCATTTCGTGGAAAGCGAAGGGGGATTCGTCAGTACGACCAATCTGTGGGGGATCTGGAAGCAATGGAAGGCTCGAGTGGGGTACAGGGAGGAGGTGTCGCAGGCTCAGCTCGTTCATAGGATGGTTGAGGAGAGTACATGGAAGCTTGTTAGGGGTCGATTAGGGGATGAGCGCATTAGGGGCGTCAAGGGACTGGTCTTGAAGGGGGAGTTTTAAGTGAGAGTTCTAGTAGCGTGTGAGGAAAGTCAAGCCGTCACCAAGGCATTTAGAGCTCTTGGGGCGGAGGCTTGGTCTTGTGACCTAGAGCCATGTAGTGGGGAACACCCAGAGTGGCACATTCAAGGGGATGTAGTTCCTGTTTTGAATCAGAGTTGGGATATGGTGCTAGCCTTTCCTCCTTGCACGGACCTTGCAGTGAGTGGGGCAAGGTGGTTTAAGGAGAAACAGGCTGATGGGCGACAACAGAAGAGCATTGAGTTCTTCATGTTGTTTGCAAACCTTGACTGTCCAAAGGTTGCCATTGAGAACCCAATTGGGATTATGAGCACAAAGTGGCGAAAGCCTAACCAAGTTATTCAGCCTTGGCAGTTTGGGCATCCTGAGAGCAAAGCAACGTGTTTGTGGTTAAAGGGGTTGCCTTTGTTGGTACCTACCAATGTGGTGGGGTTGAGTGCAGACCCAAAGGTGAGAGCTCGGATCCATAGGATGCCACCAAGCCCTGAGCGCAGCAAACTTCGAAGCAAGACCTACGACGGTGTTGCCCAAGCTATGGCCCAGCAGTGGACATGACCACGTCCGACCAAGTTATGACCACACAGGTGGTCGGGCTAAGTGCTTGTATTTCCCTTACTTATACTCTTCTGACCAGAGAGACCATATAAATAGGAAAACTAGTGAGCGATTGGGCTATAGGGTGTACGGTTTTTTGGAGACATGGTCGGTGTGGTCAGTGTGGTCGGAATGTGGAGGGAAATTTTGGGACGGGTGTCCCCTTTCCTTTCCATAGCGCCGTCCCGCCTAGGGGCCAAGGGGGGTATCGCCCGGTAGCGCCGGGCTTCGCCCTCGGCGCTAGCGCCCAGTGGGGCGCACGGACAGTGAACTGCTTTCTGGTTCTTGGTCCTGGCCCCCCTGCCCCCCTATGGAGGGGGCAGGGTGTCCTACATCTCTTTGATGTAACCCTGCTTCCACATCTTCCTTGCACAAGGAGTCACTACCATGTCTGATAACAAGAGCATCATCGTTCCGGCCCGCGTCGTTGTCACCTCGACTGAGCAGTGGGGCCTCAAGGCCGTCATCGAAGTGCAGGTGCCGGGCACCAATCTGTGGCTTCCCGCCAAGGCTGTGGCTTTCGAGCAGAAGGGCGGCTCGCTCCTCTCCTACATCGAGGTCGCTGGCCAGTCCCTCAAGCGTTTCGCCGCCTCCATCGGCGTCTCCCCCTCTTCCTCGCCCGTGCGCGTGGATACCCCGGTCGCCCCGGCAGCGGCCACAGAGGAGTTGATCTAACCCCTGGGCCTACGGAGGCCCTCTTTCCGGGCCCTTCCGAACTCTTATCACTGAGACGGGGTCGGCCCCCCCCTACGGAGGGGGGCCTCCCCCTCGGAACTGGTGTTCAGTTCCACTACTCCACACACAACTCGCACAGGAGACACTCACATGTCCGACGAACTTCGTAGCGAAATCAGCGACGCACTGGCCAGCCTCTCAGACGCCGAACTGCTCACCCTCGGTGTGCCCTCGGCGATCAGCAGTGCCCGAGCCGCACTCCGCCACAACCAGTGGCTCATGCCTGTGCTTAACGAGCCGGGCGAACCGATGTACCGCGTGGAAGGCATTTGCGTCATGACCGGCAAGGCGTGGTGCACCGATGCCTACTCGCAGAACCTGTTGTTCACGGGTCTGCGCTTCTGGGCTCTCGGCAGCACGGCCCAGTGCGCCCTGCGCTTCATGTCCGCCTCCGAGCGTGAGTTCCTCATCTCAGGCATCAGCCCCCATGGCTGGGCCTGCATGGAAGATCACGAGGAGCCCGGTGACCGCGAGCCGTTCTTCCCTCCCGCCCTCTAACCCAAGGACCCAACCATGACACTCCCCGAAGTGTTCTTCCTCGTGGCCGTTGCCGCAGCCTTCTGGCTGATGGCCTTCACCCTGGCCTCCATCGCCAAGCCCTCCTCCCGCAAGGAGATGGGCATCCACCTCCCGGAGGACGACCAATGAACCTACTACTCCACGACATCGAACTGAAGTTGCGACAGATCAGCAAGATGCTGGGCGTGCATCACAACATCGTGGCACAAAGCCCAGACATTGTGAACAATGACTTCAGACACGCAACCATGGATGTCCTCATGGGCACCATCAACGAACTGTCCAAGATCCAAGCAACCCTGGTTGCAGAGGCGATCAAGTAACCATAACTCCTTGTGCACTCCCCGCCGGGCAGCCGGACGGCCCGCCCGGCGGGGCGTATTAGATATTTCGCATTGCTCACTTAACGGTGTGCAGTGCGTTTCAGGCATCCATGTTGGTTGCCTCTTACTCCCATCCTCCTACATAGGAATCACTCGCCATGAAACTCGCTGACGCTCAGAAGACTCTCCTCGTCGTTCCCGGTAACTTCCCCGCCATGCTGACGCTCGCCACCTGCCAGGCCGGCAAGAAGGATCCCACCGCCACCAACATCAACGTCACGCTCGACGTCATCCTCGACTCGGGCCGCACCGTCAAGATGTGGGACCTGCTCCCCGATATCGAGAAGAACCCCAAGGTGTTCTTCCGCTACGAGCAGTACATCAACGCCCTCGGCCTGACCCTGGCCCCGGACTTCGACCTGACTGCTCGTTCGTTCGCTGCCGAACTCAACAAGGCCAGCAGCGAAGGCATCTGCTTCCAGATCACTGTCACCATCGAGGAGTCCGCTGGCTATGCACCGCGCAACGCCATCAAGTCCCTCAAGCCCGCTGACATGGACCTGATCCAGCACGTGGCCCGTGCTCAACGTCACGACTCCGACACTGACGCTGCTGCTCAACCCTCCAAGTTCAGCATCAACGATCAGCAGTCCTCGCCCGATGAAGACCGCCAACTCATCTAACCCGCAATGGGGGTGGGTACCTGGGCCCACCCCCATCACCACAAGGAGAACTCGCCATGTCCTTCTATCGAATCAACGACATCCGCCAGTCCGACATTGTCGGTAACACGCTCTCGCTCGGTAACATCCCCATCCGTCTCGAGTCCGGCCGTATGGAACTCGTCGACCCCAACAACGCCGTGCCCGCCGTCGACCCCGACGGTTGCGACACGCCCAACTTCTCGCTCCGCACCTGCGACTCGACCCACGCCGAGCGCCTCCGCTCCCTCAACCACGCCACCCGTCGCTCCGCCAACACGCTGCTCATCCAGCGTCTTGGCCACCGCACGGCCCTGGCCTTCATCCAGCAGGACGACACCCTGTCCCGCTCCATGGCTGCGTTCTTCGGTCGCTTCAACGCAGCCGACATCGACGCATCCAATCTCCCCCCACGTGTCCGGGACCGCAACGCCAACCCGTTCCTTCCCACCTCCGGTGACCCTGACTTCCGTCGCCGCTCTGGCTCCTATCGCCGCTATCGCCGCTGTGACTCGCACCCGCAGTTGCTCGACTCATCGTGGGTCGGGCCTGCCTCTCGCCACTCTTCGGAGATCATCTAATGTCCAACCCCCTGGTCCACTCCATCACCATCAGCACCGCAGCAGGTGACGGCACCGTCATCTCCGTATCCCGCACTCGCACGCGTGGCAACAACGTCGTTGCTGACCGCGTCGAAGCCTGTGACTACGACTGCTTCGCCACCACGCCCTTCGGTTCCAAGGCTGGCGCTCAGCACGAGATCATCACCCAGCAATCACCCGACCACTCCACCCCCGACCGCGTCTGGGTCGAACTCTTCGACCTCCTGTGCATGAAACTCATGATGTCGGCTGCCATGCGTGGCACCACCATCCTCAAGGACCAGGACGACCTTGGTCCCATCTCCCTGCCCGACCAGCCCGACCGTGTCGGACTCGTCGTCTGCCTGCCCAAGAACGCCCAAGAGTCCGACGTCTCCATCAACGGCAAACTCATGCCCGAAGTCCTGAAGTCCATGGGATTCAACCCCAACCCCGCTGCCCACCTCAAGCCCCAGTCCCCCACCTGGGACCCCCACTACAAGGACTCGCCCTACCCGGACGACTACAACGATCTGCCCTCTGACCCCAAGTACCCCTTCTAAGGAGCCCCATGTCCAAGGTTGCAAAACACACCATTGATGATTTGATCTGGACACACTGGAACTACCGTGTCGTTGACACGGAGGAAGGAGAGTGCCTCGTCTTGTACGAGGTGTACTACAACGGCAAGAACAAGATCGTTAACTTCACGGAACTCGGTCGAGAACCAATGGGCACATCCTTCGCCCATGCCTGGCACACTAAGTCAGCCAAGACTGAAGCACTGCGTGACCTCAAGGGCGAGATGAAACTCATGGCTCTTGCACTCAAGTCACCCGTTCTCAAACTCTCCAAGATCAAGAAGATCAAACCCCTCAACTAAGGAACACCATGTCTGACCCCATCATGTCCCGTCTTCTAGAACTCGAGAAGAGACACAACCTCATCATCGACACCGTCACCAAGATCTTCGACAACCAGCAAGACCAAATCAATGCACTGCACGAGGCCGACAAGGCCACTCGCGAACTGCTGATCAAGATTCACGCCCTCATGACCGCCGACAACCAGGAGACCACCAAGTGAACATCTCGCCCACCGCACGCGCCGCAATCCTCGCTCGCATCAACGCCGTCAAGGCCGCAACCCCCATCACCACACGGAAGGACACCATGCCCCCCACTATCGAGCCCGAGACCCACAAGCCCGCCTTCGATGACGGCCTCTTCGCCACCAGCCCCGACGGCATCTCCGTCACCGGGACCACGCCTGCCACCCCCACTGAGCGCATCGACCTCGAGCTCGACGACAACCTCAAGTCGTTCCTCATGTCCATCGGCACCTCTGCCGGCATCGAGAACCTGCGACTCATCGGTCCCGCTGGTTGCGGCAAGACCTCCATCGGTCAGTGGCTCGCCCAGGAAACCAACAAGCGCTTGCTCATCATGGACTGCTCCGTGATCCGTGAGCCACGCGACTGGTTCGGCTTCCGCACCGTGCACAACGGCAGCATCCGTTGGCAGGACACGGAGTTCGTGCGCGCCGTGACCTCCGGCAACTGCGTCATCGTCCTCGACGAACTCAACCGCGCACCTGCCTCCGTGCTCAACGGTCTCATGCCTCTGCTCGACCACCGTCGTGCCTCGTGGATCGAGGAACGCGGCGCTGCCGTACGCGTCGGACCCAACACCACGTTCGTCGCCACCACCAACATGGGTGCCAAGTATCTCGGTGCCTCGCCCGTTGACCTGGCCCTCCGTGATCGCTTCTCTCGTGTCGTCGAAGTCACCTATCTGCCCACCCCCAAGGAGGCCATGCTGCTCCAGCGTCGTACCACTCTTGACATCGACTCGTGCATTGCCCTCGCTCACATCGCCTCCAACACTCGTGGCAAGAACTCCACGCACGAGCCCATCTCCACCCGCGAACTGCTCGCCGCCGCATCTGACATCGCCAAGTACGGCCAGCAGTCCCTGCGCTATACCATCCTGTCCAAGATCGAGGACCACTCAAAGCGCGCAGCGATGGCCACTCTCCTCGCCGGCAAGTTCCCCGGCCTCGTGTCTGACACCGTCACCACCACCAACACGGAGCCCTTCTAATGTTTCAACGCATCCTTGACAACTTCGACATCGACACCAGCGGTTGGTTCGACACCGACGAGGGGGTTGCCAAGCGCAACCTCCTCACCCGCACCAGTGAGATCACCAACAAGGTGTGGTCTCTCTGGGCCTGCCGCCCTGTCCGTGTCAACTACGTACACCTTGAGACCATCGAGCGTCTCTCCATCACATCCGCCATCGACGCCTTCGCCAGCCACATGGACCGTTACGTGGCCGACTGGAGGCGACAGCCCAATGCCAACGAGAAGATTGACATCGTCAACAACTTCATCAATGCCTATCGACACGGTGACATTTGGGACAACCCCAACACACCCTATAACCCACACGAGCAGGGACCCGGCATCTATATCCCGGGCAGTCTCATCTCTGACCGCATGCTTGACCACGTCCCCGACATCTACACCCTGGCCGATGCCATCACCGGCTACGGCCTCGAGTCCATGGAGCGTGACAACGCATGCCTCAACATCGGTTACCACGGTCTCATGTTCGTGGCCGACCTGCTCAAGAACACCAACCTTCCACCTATGCCAAGTGGTTGCTGCGATATTCTTTCTGTCCATGCTGACTGCGTGCTTGACGTCTGGTACGCAGCCTGTGTCCGTGACATCCGCACCAAGATCCTTACCCAATGGCCGGGCTGGCACTCCATCTTCGAAGCCCAAGACTCCGTGCTCCTTCCCCCCACGGAGGAGGTTGCCTCGGCCGTCAAGACCAAGAGCAAGTACCGTTCGGAACTCCGTCGCTTCTGCATGGCCCTTGCATGGAACCTCAACGCTGCACCCGACCAGCGCATCCCGTTCCCAAAGCAGTTCAAGTCTGCCTACGATCTCGCCGTCCAAGCATGGCCTAACATCCTTTCCAAGTGTCGCACCAACGAAGAACACATCCTTGCCATCAGCGAACTCGTCGATTACCTGACCCGCGTCCTGTCCCCCCACGAGGAGAAGCCCAAGCGCAGTACCACTCCTCGTCGTGGCAGCAGCGGACTCGGTATGGACGGTACTCCTGACAAGGACGAGTCCTTCCACCGCAGGCAGCACGCAAGCGGTGACTCCCTCATCGAGCCGTCCACGGAAGAGGCCGACGCTAATCCCACCGACTCGCCCTGTGTGGGCATCCCCCCACCATCCATCTTCTACGACATGATGTCCGAGGAGCAGATGGCCCCCGTCCTTGCACGCAATCCCAAGTTGCGTGAGTACGCAGTCAGGTCCAAGCGCCTGCAAGACAAGGTCCGTGCTCCCATCGCAGAGGCCATCAGTGCTGCCGCGTGGCACGTCCCTGCCCCACCACCCACTGACCACGCCCAACTCCAAGGTGTGCTCGACGAGGGCAGTCTGCTCAACCTTGCAGCCTTCAACGATCCGCGTATCTTCTCCGTCCCCCCCGAAGCAGGCCATGGACAGATCGCCATCGCCGTCGTGCTTGACTCATCCTCGTCCATGTCCCTCAACGTCTACCCCAATGAGATCGACCCCGATACCCACAAGTACGAGGCCAGTCACAACGTGATGCAGGAAGCGCTTGCATTCCTTGCCGGTCTTAAGGACGGACTGGCCCGTGCATCCAACGTCTCGCTGTCCTCCTTCGCCTACTTCGGCGGTCACGTTGCCGATGACAGCGACTACTTCGTGCACACCAAGTCCGATCCATCTGCGGACAGCAGTCTCTCCGTGTGCAACATGCGTCGCCTCGACACTGACTCAGCCCTGCTCTACTCGTACCCCATCGGTGGCACTCCATCCGCAACCGCGATCAAGTCTGCGTCCGATTACCTCTTTGCTCATCACCCCGACGCAACCAAGATCATCATCCATCTCACTGACGGTGCACCTTGCGGTGGCGTCGAAGACCCTTACCACAACCAGGAGTCCTTCGACGATGGCATCTCCAGTGTCCGTCATATCGTTGACAACATTCCCATTCCCGTGTTCACCGTCGGATTCGGCTTCGGCATTGATGCACAGACTCTCCGTCAGCAGTACAATCACGACAAGTGGTTCAAGGTTGAGTCCCCGCTGGATGCCGTGCCCGTTGCATGCCAGCTCATCACAGGAATTGGTCAGTGTCTTGCCAACCAGTAGAAGGATCCGCACTATGCCATCTGAAGCCAACGGAACTAACCTGCGTACTCTGTGGCACGCTTTCAAGCAGCGACCCATACCCGCCATCACACTTGTGGATCTGCGCCATGAGGACACAGGAGCCCGCTACCCAACCCTTTGCATCATCGAGTCTCACCCCGACGGTGACAAGCTCTTCCCCTACGCCTTCATGATCGACCGCGATCAGCACGAACTTTGCCGAAAGCTCATCATCCCAGATCAATACGAAGCCATCTGGGATTGGTGCATCCCCCCACAGAAAGAGCCCGCATGAACCTACCACTGTTACTCCCCGCCCCATCCTGCACTGCCTGCGAACTACACAAGCACGCGAAGAACCCTGGAGTCCCCGGGGTTTTTCTTTCTGAGTCGTTGCTACCTTCACCCCTCACACCCATGGTCGCAGTGCTCGGCATGAACCCAGGCTTCCAAGAGGACCGCTTCAACGAGCCATTCGTTGGGCCATCAGGCAAGATGCTCAAGGAGATCTATCTCCCATCCATCCTGCCTCACGCCTCAGTCATCCTCCTCAACGCAGCACGCTGCTACACGCCAGCCGCTGCACCACCCAAGCCCCGTCACTTCCGCACTTGTTTCCCTGCCTTCTCTGCTCAGGATCTTAATGCCGTTGGCCAACTCATTGCCCCCCACGTTCCCAAGATCCTGCTCTGCGTCGGTGCCCACGCCATCTCCACTGTCACCAAGTTCACACAGCCCAAGCCCTGGTCGCTAACCTCTGCATTCAACCGACAAGGTACACCGACCGGACTATGGGGAGACTGGCAACTCTTCACCACGTTCCACCCTGCTGCCGTGCTCCGTTCACGCAACCTCCTCCACCCAGTAGCAGACCACATGACCCTCGTGCACTCAGCCATCATCGGCCAGATGCCTGTAGCATCCAGCCCCCGCATCGTCACCCCCTTCTCACCCAATGACCCAGCAAACGCCAACTACTGACACGTTGGTTCAAACGTTACAGTCTTCGTCATGTCCAGCGTGCAAGTCAGCACTCATGGAGATCATGAAGCTGCGTCATGCCATGCGAAAACTGTTTGAGCTAGAGAAGATCCATGCACAACCAGATACACGAGTTCCAGCAACTCATCCCAGTCAACACCCCACTCGGTGAGGGGTACCTCCTGTACATATGCAACCCAGGTATGTACACCAACTCCTGCTACGCAGTGGTCCTTGACGACGGACGCATCCGACACTTCATGGATCACCAGATCACTGTCGTCCGTAACGACACACTTCAGATCCGACCAAAGGAACCAGATGAAAGCTGACAACAACATCGACGAGATCCGTGACACGCTGCGTGTCCTTCGCAATCGCCACGCCAACGAGGACGCATCACTCAAGGCATACAACACAATTGAGTACTGCCTCGAGCAGATCTTCAACTACTGCCACAAGCAGATCGAAGACGGCTACATGCGCAACCGTGATCTCAACAAGCGCAACACCCAACTCCTCTCCAAGATCCAGGAACTTGAGGCCCGCGAGCAATGAAGAAGAAGAACATGACCAAGGAAGCAACTGAACTCCTTGAGGATCTCGACGACGCATTCCTTGACTACACCCTCGACGAGTTTGGCAACTGGGAACTCGCGTTCGACCTAATCGACCGAGCCCGCACCTTCCTCACCGACTTCCTCAATCAAAAGGCTGCCCCATGAAACTGATCTCCCTTGACATCGAGACGTACGGCTCATGCGTCGCCAACGCCAAGGGTCAATTCCTCCCCTCGCAGTCCGTGTTCCATCCTCAGCGCGCCATGCAAACCGACGGCGTCTCGAAGGACAACATGGTCCTCACTTGCACCATCACCACCGAGGTCCACTCGTGTCCGTGCGCCAAGACTTACCTTGCTCATGTCACTATGGACAAGGCCAAGCCATGCTGCACCTTCACCCTACACATGGATGTAGAAAAGGATCGCGTACTCCTGCATCGTTGGCTTACCTGGGCCGACACGATCCTCGGCATGAACCTGCCCTTTGATCTGCAGTTCCTTCGCACATGCGATCACCGCTTTCAGTTCGCTCTGCCCCCACACAGCAAAACTTTGTATGACCTCTCGATCCTTAACTATCTGCACTCGGAACTCAGGCCAGAGCGATCCCTCAAGTCTCTCGGTCCTGTCCTCGGTACCCATGCGTACAAGCGTACCATCAAGGACGGAAAGTTCAGGTCCCCCCACGATCCGCAGTTCCTTGACTACGCAGCGCAGGACACGCACAACACCCTGCTTGCCTCAGCCGAGTTGGCCCGTCGCATCCTGATCGACTGGCCCGACACGGACAAGCTCTCCCCCTACTGCATCCAGCATTACTCCGACTGTCTGTGGACCATCATCACCATGTCCGAGGCCGGCATCCCCATGTCCCGCGAGGACCTGACCGACATGCGTGAGACCATGCTCATCGCATCCGACCTAGCCATGAAGTCCGCTGAGTACCACGGTATCCAACTGGAGGGCACCGGTTCTGCCAAGAGCAAGACCGCTTTCCTAGACGAGTGCGTTCAGAAGCTATCGCTTCGCAACATAGACGTCCTCTCCCATCCCCTGGCCCAGTTCACGGAGAAGACACGCGCGTTCTCATTCTCTGACGCCAACCGCAACCTGATCCGTGGCTTCCTCCTCGACACCGACAAGAAGGAGATCGCCGTACTCACAGCTGCAGCCGCTCATCAGCGCGCACAGAAGATGCTCTCCACTTACATCTGGCCCCTGCTCGAGGGCAAGCGCAACAAGCCCGAGGACAAGTCGTCCACCGTTCTTCCGCTCCCATACCCCGGCGAGGCTGACGGGCTCGCCTTCCCAGTCTGGTATCCCGTGCCATCCGCCTCCAAGGACAACTCGGGTTCCGAGGGTGGCACCATCCAGGGCCGCATCACCTGCAAGAGTCCCTCGGCCCAGACCTTCCCGCCTGAGATCAAAGCCTGCATCAAGTCCCGCTTCCATGGTGGCACGATCCTGTCTCTCGACCTCTCGCAGATCGAGCTTCGCGTAGCTGCCCTGTGCTCTGGCGACGAGTCCCTTCTTGCCGCCTTCAACGATGGGCTCGACCTGCACACAGACCGAGCCGTCCAGTTGTTCGGCGCGGACTCTATCACCCGACCTACCTTCAAGAAGTTGGAGCGTCAAGTGGGCAAGACCATGAACTTCGCCGACTTGTTCCTCGCCTCTCCCTTCCGCATGCGGATGTCAGTGCACGAGATGACCGGGCAGCTCATGCCCCTGTCCTTCTTCGAGCAGGTAGCCGAGACCCGACCCGACGCCCGACCCGGCCTCCATGCCTGGCAGCAGTACCTCCTCCGACGCGTCGACACTTACGGCCACCTCGCCCTCCCCTTCACCGGCCAGTCCCGTACCTTCGTGGGGGGAAGCGCCGAGCACCTCAACGAGATCGTAAACTTCCCCATTCAGACCCAGGCCGGCAACACCCTCCTCGCTATCCAGCGGGCCATCGCCCCCCTCCTGTCCCCCCACGTCAAGATGTTCCTTCAGATCTATGACGCGGTCTACCTCGACGTCCACCCCTCAGTGGACCTTGACACCCTCAAGTCCAAGATCAAGTCCCACATTGAGGAGGTCCGTGACACCGGGTACTGGGCCAAGCTCCAGTCTCACTACGGCAACACTGTTCCCTTGGAGTACGACTTCAGCTAGGCTACGAGGGTGAACAACGAACTCACGATCCTCGTGGACTCTAGGGAGAAGAAGCCGCTGCCCTTTCCGGAGCACCTTCCGTCGCTTCGGTCGGACCTGCCTGCTCTCTCCCGGAGTTCACGAACCCACCGCCTCAAGACCGAGAAGGTCACGCTCGTCACCGGGGACTACGCACTCAAGGGGTACGAAGCCGCCTGTCTCATCGAGCGGAAGGGTTCGCTAGCCGAGGTGGCAGGGAACTGCTTGACCGCCGACGGCCGCCGCAAATTCACAGCGGCAATGGACCGACTCAAAGCAGCCTGCTTCTACCCCTACCTCCTGCTCGAGGGGAACCTGCTCGACACCATGAACCCCACCAAGGATCTGCCTGATCCCTGGAATGCGATTGACGCCCTGCATCGCATCTTGCTGGAACGAAACATTGGACTCATCCTCCTACCCAACACCTCCATGAGTGCACGCCGTGCCGTGGCCGAGTGGGCAGTACGCCTCTTGGTCAACGCAGCCCTGTGCCCTATACTCCCTGCTATCACCCCCACTGAGGAACCCCCATGTCCGACCACGTGATGCTCGCCACCATTGTCCGCAACACCTACCTCGGTAGTAAGACTGCCAATGCAACTACCCCCAGCTCGGCTACTTCGAAGGTTGCTACGAGCACGCGCCCGGCCACTGACACCGGAAGCAACGTGGGTTCAATCGTGTTTGGTTCGACGTGCAACTACATGAAGATCCACCCGTGGGCTGCATCGGGTACCCCCACGGTGCGAGTCATCGGTTGGGCCTTCTGCATCGACACGCGCCTTTGGATCCCCCACCTGATTGCCGAAGTCACCATGGCCTCGCTGCGTTCGGCTACGACCACCATCAATGGCACCGCCCTGAAGGCTGCTGCAACCCTGACCAAGGGTGCGGGTGACGCCAAGCTGTTTGCCCCCTCGGCTGACAATGCAGATGCTTACTTCGTTGTGGATTCCCAGGGCTTTGAACTGGTTGAACTGCACTTCTATGCCGGCTCGACTGGCATCGCGGTGAACGCCCACGTTGGGGAAATGTAATGAATCGGACAAGGGCTGCGGATGTCAGCGGCTTTGGGTTGCGCAACCAGCGTAACCGCATTACCTCGGCTCTCGAGGGCAACATGTCCTTGGGTCTTTATGGTTCAACCCAAGCCAGTCTTCTGATCAAGGACGCAATTCAGGGCAAAGACTCCCTGGATATTGTGACAATCGGAGATTCAAACACAGGCTTTTCGTACGGTGGTTACGGCGGATGCGGTGGCGGTTACACCCGAGGATGGTTGCGAGCCCTCAACAACCTGGGAGCACCAACCTACGCTACCCCCTTCATGCCGACGACTGTCACCAACAGCGTGACAACGTCGACCCAACTTTACAAGGATGACGATGGATCCACCATTGCTCCACTTGCTGGGTACTTCAACAACATCACCGCGCCTACAGGCAGCGTCACCTTGGGCAGCACGAATGGCCCAACTGGTCTGACCACAAGTGTTGTTCCAGCTACACTCTTCAAGCCGTACGGCCTGACCAACTGGAACTACGCCTTCATTGCCAACGGATCCAGCGCTCAAACTTTTGGTCAGTTGAATGGCACATACCCCGGTGGTAACACCCCAGACCCAGCGCTTCCAACTTGGTGCGCCCCAGGAACTGCTGTTAAGTACCGTGTGGTTTACGCAACGCAGAACGGTCAGACTTCAACCTCCACAAGGGCCCGGTTCAATCCAACCGTGTATCGGGTTGATGCTGGCAACTACGTCTCATTGGCCACCAAGGCAGTCGATACCTACAGCGCGTCTGGCATAACCATCACCTCCACTGACTTGGCGTTTACCATGCCAAGTAGCCCAGCCAACCAGGCGGTTATCTTTGGTTGGAACTACATCGGCTTTGCTTATGGTCCTTGCAGTGTGCTTTGGGACTGCGTGTACAAGACAGCAAAGGGCGTTGCCGTAAACAACCTGCACTACGGTAGTGGCCAGTCGCCTAGCACAATCGCTGACATCATCACCGGATCAAACAGCACTGACGGCACGTTCATGCTTGAGTACTTCAAGCAAATCATTGCTCGTCAGGTTGCGGCTGGTGGTACGGGCCGGGTGATCATCTCCATCAACTATGGAATCAATCCCGCATCTGGCCCTGACAGTGGTTCCGTGTGGACAAGCAAGACGGGTGGAGTGATTACCTTCATCCAAAGCCAGTGGGCTGCCGCAGGTGGCACCGCAAACAACCTTGCTTTTGTGGTCAGCGTCACGCACCCCCTTGATACGTTTGGTGCTGCAACCGAGACTGCATTGCAGGCCCAACGGAATGCTGCCAATGTGTGGGCTGCTACCCAACCCAACACGACGGTCGTTGATATTTCCCAGCTGTACACCCCTTCGCAGATGACCTCCAATGGTTACTATGCAGGGGCAGGAAGCGGAGGAACAAACAACGAAGCCCACTTGAGCCAAGCCGGTTACTACGCTGTAACAAACAAGTTTGTCACACTGCTTTCACAAGTCTGACACCGCCCTTTTAGGAGAACAACATGCCACCTGAGTTCCGGTCGACCCCAGTGGGGTCGCGTGATCTGCTCGCCCAGCACGGTCTGGTTGAGCGTCGTCCCCCCGTCCGTTCGTCCGACTTCCGTTCGCTCGGATCCCCGTTCCACTACTACCTCACTCGCAAGCTGGGCCTGGTCCCAGCGCTGCGCTACAGCGTGGCCCTCTCGCAGGGCACCTGGTTCCACGCGGCCCTTGAGATCCTCCTGCAGCCGGGCATAACTGGGGACCAAGCACATACCCAGTACAAGGCCAAGCTCGAGATCCGCATGGACGAGCTCCGTAATGTGTGCACCACCCTTGCCATGGGTGACGCACGCATCCGTGAGATCCTTGCCACCGAGGAACAGGACGCCACGTGCGCCTGGGTCTGGGCCCTCACGACCAAGGACATGCCCATCAACGGAGCCATCTCCAACGGCCGCACCCTGCACGAGTTCCTCTCGGACCCCAACTTTACCCCCATCTGTCAGGAGTGCATCCTCCGCACCAACCTGGAGGTGGACGACAAGCGTGTGGCCCCCATCGACTGCGTCATGCAGCCTGACCTTCTGCTCCACCACCACACCCAGAACTCCCTGTGGATCGTGGACTACAAGACCACGGGCATCAGCCCCCGAATGCGTGCCGCGTCGTGCCCCATCGAACCACAGACCCAGCACTACATGCACATCTTGGACCACATGATCAAGACGGGTCAGCTCCAAGCCAAGTACGACCTGCCCTCAGACGTCACCGTGGGGGGCATGCTCCACGCCATCATCCGCAAGCCCACCATCTCCTTTGGCCAAGGCGACCGGGACTACATCTTGGACACCACCCCCTTCAAGAGTGGACCCCGCAAGGGTGAGCCCCGCAATGAGAAGGTGTACACCGGCGAGCCCCGGCTGGAGAACTACCTTGAGCGTTGCCGCCAGTGGTACCGGGGCGAGAAGGACTACATCCACCTGTCGGGAGACCGGGTTGCTGACCCTGTCATCGACCTGTCCTTCACCAGCGGTACAGCCCTCATGGATCCCCACTGGACAGCCCAGTACCGGGCCCGGTTGGCTGCGGTGAATAAGTGGAGAATCGCCGCAATTGAACCACATGAGTATCCGTGGCCCACAGAAGTTCATGGATCTGGTACACTGGACACCTACGCCCCCTTCGTCCTGCGACCTGTCACGGAATGGCCGGACATTGTACTGCAGGAGGGGTTCCTCGTTTCGGACCGGGATACACCACAGGAGACAACCAATGACAACGGATCCGTATCCGCCCAGCAAACTGCAGCGCAGTGAGTTTGGTACTTTGCTCACCTCTGTGCTGCAGCAAATCATCAAGCCCTCACTTGCAGAGTTGATTCGCACTGACCCTGAGATCACCAACAAGTCCACGTTGCACACTGCATTCAAGAAGTCCACGCAGAGCACCGTGTCTTTCTCCACGTTCAACACGTGGCTTGAAGCACTTGGCATTTCCTTCCGCAAGGTTGTGCAGATCGAAGGTATTACTCCAGTCCCCGCCCCGGGCGGGGGGGCCGGCCCCCGCCCGGATGCAGGGGAACAGGATGTCAAGTTTGACAACGAAGAAACTTTTGATTTCCGCCCGTCGCGGGGATTCGGTGACGCTTTCGGTGAGATTGCACGCAACTCAGGAGGATTCCAATGAGCATTCATCAGACAACAGCAGCAGGCACTGGCCCCGTTCGGGCCTACAAAGGGCTAGGATTTCAGGGTGGACCTGGTCTCTATTCGCTCCGTAATCTTTTTGGCATGGTCGTGGGTGAGCAGAACTCTGGCAAGTCTTACTTGTTCCAGTCCTGCCCCGACGCCTTCGTCATCAACCTCGATCTCTCAAGCACCGTGTCCCCCCACGCCAAGTGTGCAGTGTGGCCCGGCATTGGTCTTGATGGTCGTCCAATGGACGTCGACGGAAAACCGCTCATCATTACCTGGGACCACGTCGAAGCCAAGATCAAGCAGCTATGTGATATGGCTAAGAACGGAGACGAGCGTCCCTCAATGGTCGTCATTGACACCATGATCCCGATGATCCGTCTGCTCAAGCCGTGGGTTGCACGGCAGATGGGCAAGGAACTCTTTGAGCAGGCACATGGCCCTGCTGCGTGGGAGCGTCTGTATGACACGGTGATTGATGTGGCTCACCGTCTGCGCTCACACGGTTACGGCGTTTGGCTGCTCGCCCACCTGTCCCGCGACTGGGTGGAGATCGGCGAAGGATCCAAGGTAGAGGAGCACTACCTGTCCCTGCCTCCCGGCCTGCGGGAGCGACTGTCCAAGGTGGTAGAAATCATTGCACCCATGCGCTCAGAAGTGCGCGAAGTCTCCACCGTGGAACCAACAGTTGTTACCGTGGCCGGGAAGCAGGTTACGCAGAATCGTACTGTCACCAAGCAGACGATCACGCGTACCATCTCGTTCCGTGACCCGCGCTACATGCGACTCATCCGTACTCGCACTCTCAAGCCGATGTCAGACATCGACGTGACCAGTGCAGTTGACCCTTGGGGCTTGTTCGAAGAAGCCTACAAGACCGCCAACACTCCCTGACCCCCGGAAGGGCTGGGGGTGGGCCCTCGACGGTGTCCCACCCCCGCCTCCCGATTACTCAATCGACAAGTCCGTATAACGTGTCGATTGTTTCGTTGATTTCGTTCCGTGTCTCATTTCCATTTTCATCTCCTTTCACGAAAGGTTTACTGTCATGACTATCAAGTCCACCATGTTCGCTGCGTACAACAACTCCTTCGCCTCGGTCGAGGCCAACACCGAGGGCTCCGGCGCAGGCTGGCGTCCCGATGCCGGTGACCATGCCGTGCTCGTCACGGGCATGACCATCGAGGAAGGAGAGTTCAAGCAGAAGGACGGCCAGTTGTTCCCGTCCATCGACATCACGTTTCAGTACCAGATGGTCGAAGATCCGGGCAGCCCCGAGCCTCGCAGCTTTACGGGTGCCCGCTTCCAGATGCCCGCTGACCCGACTCAGCTGACCGACGAGGGTGCCAAGACCCGCGCTCGCATCGAGCTCGAGCGCATCAAGGGCCACCTGACCACCCTGATCGGCCGTCGTCCTGAGAATCTGCAGATGGCTATGCAGACCGTGCAGGAGCGCATCAACAACGGCAACGTGATTCCGGTCAAGCTCCGTGCGCGTTACGACGAGAGCAAGGCCAAGCCCGGCACCAAGTACTTCAAGGAGTTCTTGGTTGCCCCGCTGTCGCTGTCTTGATTCCAACGCCATGACTTGCCCTGTGGGAAGCAGTCACTACCATGGCGAACAATCGTCCCCCCACGATCGCCCCCTGGATTACCCGACCGGTGTCCAGGGGGCTTCCTTTTGCAAGTGGGTCCATGCTGGAAACGGCATGGCCCATATTCAGTTAGTCCGCCCTGACGCCCGAAACCCCCGAGCCCTGCGGTTCTGGACCACGATCAAGGGTTCCGGCACCCCCTACCCACCAGTCCCCACCTCTCCCCGGCGTAGCCTCCACAGAAGCCGGTGTGCCCTAGACTTGTGGGAGACCCCCCATCCGCTGGGGGGACGCTCCCAGTGGCTCTTGGCGTCCTGGGCTGCCCAGGAGCCAGCCCCTGCCCTAGAGAGGGTCAAGGAGTGGCTGGAGCGCTCGGAGCCCGTACGGGGCAACGTGGTGCGTCTGGCGGACAGCCTAGACTTCACGGCCTTTCTGGAAGGCGGGCGCTGGCGAGTAGCCTCCTTTCAGATCCCAACCCAGATCCGGGATGCCATGGACGGCATCCTTGGGTCTGCGGTTCGGCTATCCCCCAAGTCCTGCCAGTGGTCGGCACGTGCCACCACGGACGCCAAAAAATTCCAGTTCTGGTACCGTATATGAACGAAATACTGCTAGGCTCGGACCCTGAGATGAAACCCCAGTACCGGCACCGAGTCAATGGCGGACCTCGGACCCCACGCTCCGACATGGGGTCCAAGAAGTCTGAGCTGCAGGCTCACGCCGACATGCTCGAGCGCATGGTCACCCGGTTCTCAGAGCGCATCCGTGTGCTCGAGGGTCTGCACACCATGCGTGTGGAAGAGGCGGGCCTCATCATCTCGTCCGTGTTCATGCTGTACCAGCGATGGCGCGATGAGCACCCTGACGAACCAGACCGTGGCGAGTCCTTCATGGTGTGGATGGAACGACTGACCGCCGAAGAGGTTGTCTCATACGCCATGGGTAAGTGGGACTCACTGCCCGGGGACGTTGAATGACGGATTGAACTGGCGGATGGACTGACGCTGACGCGCCGTGTCCGAATCCTCCAGCCCACCTGGGGGCAACCCAAACTGCTGCGACATTCCAGACAGCGACTGCTGATACTGCTCACGCATGTCAGCCGGCATCGTGTCAAGCATGCGCTCCGCGAGAGGGGCTGAGCGCAACTGCACGGCACGATCCCACTCACTGGGTTTCACCGTCATGGGCACGCCATATCGCTTCTTGTATTCCGCCTCGATGACGCCAGCACCCGACATGTTGTTGCCCAGCACCGCGTCCTTGTACTTCCGGCGCATGTCCACCATCTCCGCCCGGTTGGCCAGCAGGAACTTGGTGGCCTCCATGGGTGACTGGAACTTCTTGAAGTCTGCACCAATGCCACGCATCACCAGGTTCAACGGCGAGTCAAACGACTGCAGCGTGCCGTCATCACGGTACACCGGTACTTGACCATCGGGAGTCTTGTTGTTCCAGTCAGCGTACTGCGACTGCAACAGACCGAAGGGCCCCCCACCCGGGACGGCGGGCAGTGCACCCAACGCCTTCTGCAGTGTGACGCCACCCGGCACCAGTCGGAACGCCGCCTGTCGGATCTGCTCCTGATCACCTTGGAGCAGTCCCCCCACAAGTTGTACCGGGATGTCGATCACTGGGGGGACAGGGATTCCCTTGGTGAAGAACTGGTTGGGCAACTGAGAGATGGCGGCACCGGACAAACCGGGAGAGAGGTCGAGGCCCAGAAGGTTCTTGCCCACCTCGTAGCCCACGGCGCTCAGACCCAGGATGCGCATTGCATCACCAGCCAGCGCGGGGATCTCGCCGAACACCGGGCCACCAATCTTCTGCAGACCGAACTCACGCACGCCACCACCCACCTGCTGCGACAACATGAAGTTGCCGATGGTGCGGCTGGGGTACTGTAGGAACATGCGGAGGAAGGGATTGCCCAGCGCCTCACCCTTCTGGAACATGCGCATCTGGGTAGCAGGGCTGTAAGAGAAGTTCACCATCGACTGCAGTTCCTGGATGTGATCCAGGACGCGGCTCGTTGGCAAGTTCATCCCCGCACTCTTTTGCATCTTGTTGTACCAGCTGTACCCAGCCTCGGCGACCACAATGCGGTTGAGGGCTTCAGCGGTCTGGAACAACTTCAGGGGGGCATCAATCGCTAAAAACTTCAGAAGACCGGGCCTGCCCTCCGGCGGCTTTGAGTACACAGCAGACTCAAAAGTGGACATCACACCGGGCGTAATGCCGATGAGGTCACGGCCGTACGACTCCTTGCCCGCAAGACGGATGTGCTTCTGCCACAACTCCATCTGTGTCTGGGGGTCAATACGCAGTGGGTGCTTGGCACGCTCCGCCAGGTAACCACCCATCTGCTTGAGGGCGGTGCCGTATGCCTTGATGATCTCAGGCGAACCCATCCACGTGGCTGCCCACTGGAAGGGCTGCAGCATGTTCCACGCGGCAGACGCCACGTTGAAACCCAAGTGAGTGGCGTAGAGGTAACCCGTCAGGCCACCGGCAGCATGGGCAGCGTCCAGTTCGTATGCCGACATGTTGCCGTAGTCGCGCATCTGCTTGACCATGGCCTTGCCCAAGTAGCCACCGTTGTTCTCGACCCACTTCATCGGGGCCGAGTTGGCGGTGGAAAGTGCCAGGTTGCGGGCCTGCTGACTCATCTGCAACCCAAACATCTGGGTGGGCTTGGTGCCACCGAACATTGAGGGGAGGATGCCCTTCTCAAAGTACTCGCGGGTAGCAGGAGACTCGCGATTCATAACCACGTCAATTGCATCCGCCATACTCAAACGAGTGGGCGTGGCTTCCCCAAGAAGGGCAACGTCGGGACGCAGGCTTGTGCGGCCAATGATCTTCAAGTCATTCTGGATGCGTGTGCGGTCCTGCTTCAACCGCTCGATCGCAGACACTTGCTTTGCAGTGGGGTTGGTCTGGGCCTCAAGGCGCTTGAGCTTGAGATGTACCTGCCGCAGATCACTTCGCAACTCCGGGGCAAGCGGGTGCGTCTCCAGAGTTTCAGGGGCGGTGTACGCACTGCCCGTCAGCTTTTCGGGATCAACGCCCATCTGCTGGAATCGGCGCTTGGTCGTGGCACTCAGCTCCCCAAGTGCACCGAGACGACTACCTGCAAGCTGCTGAGCGGGGGGACGTCGCACCGCACCAAGCACGGTTTCACGGAGTGCAGGCGTGATTTCAAGGGCATGCAGGCCAATGGCCGAGTGCATGTCGCCCACGTAGTTACGCATCGACAGTTCGTGATTGAACGTGTGTGTTGCCACACGACCGGTAGACACATTCTGCAACTCGTTGTTTGTGCGAGCCATCACCTGGACCAAGGGTGCATCCTCATACCCAGGGACAACAACCTTGGCCTCCCGGTTGCCAATAAGACGCTCAATTGTTTTCAAGTCTCGAGGGTCGATTGGCATCTTGTTGCCGCTACGGGGAAGAGCCACACCTGGAATCTTCAACACATCCCTTGCCCCACGTCCACGGATCATGGCATCCGTGTCAGTAGGACCAATTTGCATAAGCTCGCCATTTTCTTTGCCGTAGAGGTTGAACGTGTTGCGTGGCATGTACGCGGCTTCCATCTGTGGAGTCAGCGTCTTACGAATCAACTCATAAGCATCATCCAGTTTGACACCCGGAGTACCACGACGCATTGCTTCCTTAGCCCACCCAGGAAGAATGCTGTCAATGGTTTCCATACCCACAAGCGAGTCAAGAGTCCATTCTTCAAGCGTGGGGTTTTCCTTGTTCCCACGTTGCCACCGCATCCAGATGCGGGAGATCTTTTCAGGGTCAAGCTCAAAAGTGGCTGGCAGTTCGTTGTTGGGGCCCAGCTTGCCAAACAAGTACTTCTTCATCTCACGCCGGTACTCATCTCCAGCGTTCATGTAGCTGACAAACTCGTCCTCAATGCCATTCCTGCGGGCCCACTTGATTGCAAACTCTTTGTCCAAGCCTTCCACGTTGAAGATGTTTTGCACATCGTCTTCAATGGTGCGGTACTTGGGCAACTCAGCCTTGGGTCCGTGCACGCTGCGGATCAAGTTGTGTGCTTCGCGCAACGTGTCCCGGTCATCAATGGTGATAGGGGCGCTCAGCAGTTCGTGCTCAACGCCCGCAGCGTCAGTGATCTTGGCCCCGATTGCTGGCTGACTTTTGATCTGCTGGTACTCAGCTTCCGTAAGCGGGCGGGCAATCTCGCGTCCCCCCACTTTCATCTTGGCGACCCGAGTGAAGCCAACCTTGGGGAAGTTTGTGGTGCCCCCCTCGAGGCTGCCCGAGGCCCACATATGAGAAAGAAGGTTTAGCTCTTCAAGGAAAGCGCGGGTCTCGGGATTAGATGGGCGGGTGGGGTCAAAGTCAGTGACTCCATGCTTTGCATTAATGGCCTCAATCAGCTTGCCGCGAGCTGAGCCTACTGTGTCCGCCTGCTTCTGCTTGAGCTTGAGCAGGCGGGACGTAACGGACTGCACGATCTCGCTGGGTGCAGTGGTCTCCTGCATGCCTACAAGGGAGGCAAGAGGGGTAAGGCGGAAGAGCTCGGCCACCTTGCCGAATGCCTTCCCAGCAAAACTGCTCTTGTCCATTTCACCCAGACCCTGAATGAGTTTGCCGCCCGTCTTGATGAACTGGCCACGGCCAATGGGGCTGGTGAGGAACAACAACCACACCAGTGGGTTCATTGCCAGGTCAATGGTGGTGTCCATGACGGGGTTGCCGCCATGTGCCTTCTTCAAACGCTGGGCATAGGAGTCACGCTCAGCAGGGCTCAGGGATTCCTGCGACATGATGGTGCGGATTGCACGACCTAGGTCGCCTTCCCCATCGTAAATTTGTGTCAGAATTGTGGCCGGTGCATCGTAGATGCGGACCGGTTCAAACTCGGGGAATCCGTTGTCGTCGAGTTGTTGCTGCTGTGGTGTCATATGAAAAGGCCCCGGAGAGCTTTCGCGTCATCCGGGGCCCGTTCCGGGGGATCTTACCTCAGCGGCCGCAACCGCAACCGCCCTTCTTGGGGCCTTTCTTCTTCATGGCTTAGGCCTGACGACTGCGGTAACGAACCTGGATCGTCACGCGAGCACCAGTCGTGGTACCCGTCGAGTCAACCACCAGCCAGCTACCGGCCGGGACGACATTGTCAATCGAGGTGTTGGTCAGGTTGATCCACTTCAGCTGGGTGCAACCGGTGCAAGCAGCGGCCACGCCAGCGGTGTACTTGTACACAGTGGTTCCAACGCCATCGAGGATGACATGATCACCAGCGGTCACGTTGGCGGTATCCACGGTAACCACACCAATCACGTTACCAGAGGTGCCGGTGCAGGTGTTCGAGATCTCAAAGCTCAGAGCGCCACTGCTACCACCCACAGCATGGACACCCACCACGATCTGGTCAATAATGAGGGCGCGGTCGGCGTACAGAATGGCACTGGGGTCATTGATCAGAGCGCCAGTGAAGACAAAGGAAGCAATAGCGAAGTCGTCTGGGTAGTGCTGGGTAACAAGGGGGTTAGGCATTTTGGTTTATCCCATCAAATCGGACAGTGGGTCGGGTTGTGCGTAGCGTCCACTGTCCATAGACGCAGCTAGTTCTTTCATCAGATCCTGCCTGGGCCGTCCGCCCAGTACCACAGAACCCTTGGGCACACGTCGCCCAGCCATGACAGAAGTGTAGAGGTCGGGTGCTTGTCGTGCAAGTCGCATCTGGTTCTCGGCAAGCGCCTTCTCCATACGCGACTGCTCAAGCAACCGGGCAACCTTTTCTGCCTTTGACTTGGCCACTGCATTGTTCACCAGCTGATCAATCTGCGTGGTGTCCGGATCCTTGTACAGCGCCATTCGAGTACCGGCAATACCCGCTAAAGCAGCAAGGGCAATGTTTCCCTTAGTAGGAGCAAATGCAGAGGGGACTGCACTCTTGATACTGCTCAGCATGCTGGAGATCTTGGGGGGCATTGGATTAAGGGTAGTTGATGCGGTTTGAACCAAAGTCCATCATGGCCGGGTTGTTGGGGAAGATACCTTCCATGGCAAACGCCTGCGCCAGACTCATGGGTTGGTTGTAAGAAATCTTTGCCAGCTGGTCTTCGTAGCCACGAGTCAGCGACTGCAGATCCTCACGCATACCAGCCATGGGCAATCGGCTAGCCCGAGCTTCAAGTGCCCGCTGCGACTGCTGCTCTCCCAGCATCTTATAGAAGTCACTCTTGGTATCGTCAAACGACTGCGATGCCTGGCCCTCGAGTCCCCCCAGCAATGCCATCAGATCTTGGGGGGACCCACCTTCGCCCGCCATTCCCGCTTCTCCGCCCCCGCCGTGCAGCGCACCAAGAATTTCAGGCAGAACAATAAATGGTGCGGCACCCGCAAGCGAGGCCAAACCCATCTTGCCCCAACCCTTCATGGCAGTACTCATACCCGGCTTCAGTGCTGCAAATGCTTCACCCTTAGCTGTCTTTCCCTTTAGCGCTCGCTCGCCATAGAACTGAAGCAGCTTTTCACGAGCACCTTTTTCGCCACGCCATCCTTTTGACCCCCGCTTGAACAACTTGGCAAGACGCTCAGCATCAACTTCCTTAGTGGGCAGTGGGTTCTTAGCAGTTCCTTTGACTGCACCAATGCCCTCTGAAAGGATAAGAGGCAAGAGCCACTCAGCGGCAGTAGATACAACGGCGGGAATTGCTGGGAGGGGCATGGCTAAAGCACCATTGGTTCGTGGGGCAGAGTGCAGCCACGCCACGCACGGGCATATCGCTCTGCTACTTCAGGCAGTGTAACAGTGCCAATGTGGACAGTCGATACCCGCTCAATCGGATCGTACTTTGAGACAAGCATGGACCACGGGCGCTTCATGGCCCGGAGGTGGCGGATCTCCCACAGCCAGGACCGCACAAGCTTCCCTCGCAGGTAAGGTCCCCCCACGACGAGGGGGAGGGGGGTGAGGTTGAGGATGGGCAGGTCGTGCCGGGTCTCGAGGTCAAAGGACCGGCTAAGGGCTAGGCGGGCAAAGCCGTCAGTAGCGTGGTCTCGGCACAGGTCAGCACTGAGAAGTCGCCAGTTGAACATGGCGGTAGCTTAGCGTCCCGGCTTAGCTGCTTCTTCAGCCTTGCGGATGAGATCCAACATTGCTGCGTTCTTGGTACGAGATGCTCTGGCAATTCCCAGCTTGTCCAAACTCTTGGCCTTGCGACCCAGAGTCAATTCTCGCTCAGACTGGGCAGCAGTCTGGCTAACCAGGTCCTTAATGGCAGCCGTGGTTTCATCAATACGGCCAGTTGTAGTAGGAGTAAACATGCTACGAATGGCACCCAGCGGTTCAAGTTCATAAGTGTTGCCTACCTTGGCTCCTTCAAGAATGCCAAGGGCCTTGCTCAAAGACTTGACCGTATGCACCTGGCCGTCGGTCACACTGCCCAAGGCAAACCGCAGGTTGGAAGCGTCATTTGTAACACCAAGCAAAGCGGCTTGGGCAATTGACTCTGGGGTAACAGCTCCGCCATGTTCAGCCATGGCAGTTGCATAGTCAGCCCGCATTCCTTGAACTTGGCCAAGGGTTACGTCCAACACGTCGGCCAGCTGACCTTCATAGCCGGGCTTGCCATAGATAGCCATTGAAGCTTCTTTCAACGAGTTTCGGACCATGTTACCGTACTTGGTTGAGTCCGTATTGTTGGGAAGGTTCTTCACCATCTGCAGGCTGGAAACCAAATCATTAATCGCGGGAGCAGCGGCTGTCTGGTCAAATGCCAAGTTGCCATTAGCCAACGTTTGGACCAATGCATCAGTAATCATTTTGTTTGTAAAGCCGTGTGCTCTTGCAGACGTGATCGTTGTTGGGTCAATCACCTTCTGATAGTTGTGCAACACATATGCCTTGATCTCTGGGTTAGCCTCTGCTGCTGCAGCAATAGCTTCATCAGAAAATCCACCAGCTCCGCCACCCAAAGACAGAATATTACGGAGGTCTGCATTCCTGTCTCCAGTAAAGAACTCCAAAACTCCTTCACCTACACCACCTGCAAGACCTGCAGTCTTCTGAAACAGACCAGCACCGCCACCAAGGCCAGTAGTAGAGGAGTTTAGTTTGGACTGAAACAGACCTGGAATTGTGGCTTTGGCCGCTGCACCGTACGTCTTTACCACATCATTCTGTGCTTTCAAACGCTGATCCATTTCAGAAGCCTGCTGTGCAAGAAGCTTCTGAGTATCCTGACTCATCCCCTCAGTCCGGCTCTTCACCTTCATGAGCTTGACTTGACCATCAGTAATCTGGTTTTCAATGTCGTCAATCTGCTGAAGCAAAGGGCCACGGGCTTCTTCGTCAACTTGAGCAGCCTGGAACTCCAGCTCCTTCTTCTTCAGTTCCAGCTGGGTCATGGACTGAAGCTGGTACTTCAACATGTCCTGGCCAAGCTGCTGCTGCTTGTCCATGCGGGCCATTTCCATCTGGTCCCGAGCCTGAAGCATCTGCATCTCACGGGCCTGCTGGCGATCCTCGCGCTCGTTCTGGAGACCAGCCATGTAGTTGGCCTGCTCACGGGAAGCGCGGAAGTTCTCGTTGTTGACAGCGCGCATCATGTTAATGTCAACACCCGAGTCGCCACCCGAGACATACTGACCACCCCCGCCACCGCCACCACCGCCCTGCATAGCCTGCTGCATGGCAAGAATCTGGTCTGCGTAGGCAGCATTCGCCGCACCTGGATCAATCAGTCCGCCGTAGGGTCCGTCTGCCATGGGTTATGCCTTCTTCTGTCCGGGGGGTGCGTTCATATAGCCAAACCGAGTATGCATATCTCCGCTCATTTGATCTTGAGATCCACCACGAGGAGCCATGCCTTCTTCATATCCCATGCGCCCTGCCCCTCCAAGGGCACCGAGAATCTGCTGGCCGGGCATACCGTTAGCACGAATGAAACGGGCTGTCTCCTGAGAAACTCCCGGAACGCTCATGCCGTTCATAATCATGCGCTCGATGTCAAAGTTCTGCATGTAGTTAGCCATGCCACCGCCGGTTAGTGCAGAGCGGGCTGCCTGCACTTCGCGGTACGCACGATCATTCATGCCTGCAGTCGGATCAGAAACAAAGCCCTGACCCGCCATGCCAGCCTGCTTGCCAAGAGCCGCAATTGTCCCCCCAAGGAGGCTGCCAACGATTGGGTTGGCTTGCAGGAAGTTGACGCCAAACTGTCCCACGTTCTGTGCATACTGGGCGACCAACTGGTTGCGCTGCTGATCATCGGCTGCGTTAGCCATCGCAATATTTGCACCCAGCTTGATGGCTTCCTGCTTTGCACCCATTGACTGCAAGCCCATCTGAGCAATTGTGGTGCTAAGGTTAGCCTGCGAAGTAGCCATGCCCTGAATTGCTCCGGCCTTGGCCTGCAGAATATTGGCTTGGATAGCAGCATTTTGCTGCATTGTTCCAGCCTTAGACTGTTGAATACCAGCTTGGCCACTAGCTTGTGCTTGCAGAATGCCGGCCTTAGCCTGTGCACCCTGGAACTGGAGGTTGGACACGTTGGCACCGACGCCACGTTCCATCTCAGACTTGCTCTCACGCTGAGCTTCAGCCATTTGGTCAGCAGAAATGCCTTGAGACATAAGGGCACCCATCTGCTGTTCCTGCTGCAAGTCAAAGTTCTGGCGCATACCCGCAGCCATTTCAGAAGCAATTCTATCTCGACCTTCATCAACCTCAGCTAGGGCCCGGCCCATAGTGTTGTTGTATCCACTTAAAGCTTGGTCGTAAGTATTTTCAACCCGACCCATCTGATCTTGGAACTTGCCCGAAGCTTGGTTGTAGGTGCCTTCAACTCGGCCCATCTGGTCTTGGAACTTAACCTGAGCTGCCTTACCCTGCTTTGCAATATCAGCCTGGTCTGCCTTGGTCTGGTTCATCAACTGCTTTTGGAACCCGTATGCCTTGTCCCACGCAGGGCTAGGAGTATTCAACTGCTGCTGGGCCTTCTGCATGTTGGCCATGGCTTGATCAAAGAACTGCGTATTGCGGTCCTGAGTCTGCCTAGCAACCTGCTCACCCTTCATCGTGTCGTATAGGGTGCCCTGCTGGTACATGTTCAGAGATGGAGCCGAGCCAATTTTATAGTTGGTCCCCTGCATCATGTTCTGCAGGTCTTGTGCGGTGTTGCCAGAAGTAGGAACATTAAACCCACCAAAGAACTGGCTCATATTAAAGCCAGCAGGTGGTTGGGTACCACTCTTGCTTGACCAAGAGGAGATGGGCGTGAAGCCGCCAAAGGCACCAGGATTAGCAGGCTTGTTGGTGGGGGGCATTAGACTCGTCTCCTCTGTGTATCAAGTATCCGTCCAGTCAGCGAGAATGCAAGCAGCTTGATATCCACGCCACAGACGGGGAACACAAACGACGGGCTCAACGAGGCCCCCATGACACCGTGCTGCCCAAACGGGGCTCGCGGCACCTCATTGCCCACATAGCTAACCGTGCTGACCTTGGTACCACTCTGGTTCACCGGGGTGGCCGTGTAGATCGGAGTGTCCGAAGTTCCCTCGTAGACCTGTGCACACCACGACTGCGTAAAGGTAGGCGAGTAGGTACCGCTGATTAGTTCCACGTAGGCAGCCGCGTTGGTGACCTGCTTCTGGCGGAAGAAGTCTTTGAACTCCGGCTGGTCAGGCTGCATCTGGAATCCAATGTTGCCACCTGTCCAACGTACCAAGATGGGGGCTACGCTCCAGTTGGAGTTTGCATACGTGGCCGAACTACCGGCGGTAGCCATATCCGCTACCGTGGTCCGGGTCATGGTGCCGTCCAACTTGTAGCCCGCACAGTCAAACTCATTGGCGGTGGGGGTAAGTGGCGGAGGGGACCCGGTAGTGAACTGCACATTCTGGGCGGTCCCCCCACAGAGGTTGGTACCGTTCAGGGAGCGCTCGTAATCCACAATGTACACGCCGTAGGTACCAGAGGCATTATGGCGTTTGACGAACAGGGACCGGCGGACGTTCTTGCCGCTCACGATCCAGTTGCCGCTGCGCATGTGCTTGAAGGGCAAGTCCTTGAGCATGGTGATTCGGTTGGTACCAAACCACATGCAAACAGCCTCACCGTCCGGGCCCGTAACCGAGGGCTTCAGAATCGTGAGGCACTGTCCGGTAGCGTCAAATGCCATCTTCAAATCAGACTTGGCCGAGGCCCAGTCTACGTTTAACAGGGTGTCCAGACTGGTCACGTCTTCCAACTGGCCGTCTGCGGAGATGGCCTTGAGCCCGGCACCTGAGACCAGGTAGGTCATGGTGCCGATGGCCTCAAGGGTATCCTTACCTGCAACGCCGTAACCTAGGTGCATCTCTTCCACCTTGATGAAAGAGTCGGCGCGGCTGATCTTGTACATGCGATCCGTCGAGAAGCCCAGTATGGCCATGCCCACGCGACGCATGGCAATCACTTCGTTACCTGGAGTCTGGGGCACCCACCTACTGAACTGGCTAAAGTTTTCCGGCTGGGTATCCAAGGTCGTGCTCCACCGCAGATCGCCCACACCCGGCGGGGGATTGGGGGGCGTGACACCCGTGACCGAGTCGGTCAGCGTCGTAGCCGTATTTCCCAGCACGCGACTTACAAACAGGGTAGACCCTAGGAACTGAGCAACACCACCTTGTGGGGGGACGTCATCTGAACGGGTGCGACCAGCAAACGTGTCCTGGTATACCAGCTGGGTATCGCTCACGCGGATGTTCACACCATCTGGACTAACCGTAGCCGTGCTGGCAGGGGCAGTGATGATGCTGTCCAAGTGAATGGGACCGCTTCCGTACAACGTACCACCCGTACCTTGGTTCACCGTACGATAAATCAGCGCCTTGTCGTAGACGCCTGGGGTGCTGCCCACACCACGAACCCATGCATTGCTGCTGTAATAGGAGGGGAACCACACTCGCACCATGATGGGCAAGTTCTGATCAGCAGTACCATTCTTGGGTACCTCTAAGTAGACAATCTCGGAGATCTGACTCTTGCGGCCCGTCGTGGAATCAAGGAACTGCACTGCAAATCCGTAGCTACCCGACTTGTACAGAGTCTTGCCTGTAGTAGTGCGCTTGTCCACCATGACGGCCATGCGGCCTGTGGTGGATGCAGTAGCCACGCCAGGGTTAAGAACAGCGGTAGCGGAGGCCGAGCCAGAACCAAACGTGATACTGGGCACAGCAGTGTAACCAGCACCTTGGTCTGTGATCACAATACTGGTGACAACTCCAGCGGAAATGACTGCGTAACCACGTGCAGTACGACCCGGAGGAACATTTGTGGGCGCATCAAAAGTTACGGTAGGGGCTGAAGAGTAGCTGCTTCCGCCGCCTGTTACAGTTGCGCTGGCAACACCACAGGGAGCTGCAACAACAGCTGCTGTGCCTGTGTCAAGCTGGGTTTCTACCGTAGGCACAAGGCCAGGACCAGCAGGCAGCTTGGTCAGGGTGGGAGTTCCGGAAGCGACGTACACCACCTGCGCTGGGTAACCCCGGATATAAATGTAGGCGTACCTGCCAGAGCACTGGATGTCCACCTCAAGGCCAATAGCGTTTACCGTGTGCTGACTGGTAAACGCGGTGGGACTGGATCCGGTGGAGCTTAGGTAGAAATCAAAGTGGGTTACATCTGGTGTTCCAGTCACCTCGCGCACCACAACGTAGCCCACGTAGTAGGTGCTTGCGTTGAAGATCAGGGTGATGGGGAAGAAGTTGACCAGCGTACCGGAAGCGCTGAACGTGGCAATGTTTTTGAAGGCGGGGTGCGTGCGCAGGCAGCCGGGCGTATTGCCGTCAATGCCGGTCAGTTCCCACGCGATCTCACGAGGTGTGGAGGGGCGAGACTGAGCCTTCGACATGGTCGTTGGCCCAGTGAAGTTCCATGTCCATTGAGTGTCGTTGTCAGCCACGCTTGCTCTCCAGCCGTTCCAGCCGGGAGCGCAGATCGTTCAAGTCCCGGTCATGGACGCGGTCAGTACCAGTAAGGTTGATGGTGGTCTTCACCAGATCTTGGACCACGGAGTGTAGTTCGTCGGTGCTCTTCTGCTGCTGCATGAGGATCTGGTCCTTGCGGCCAATCTCAATGGGGATGCTAATCAAGCCATAGATCACGGACACTGCCGTGATCGCCTGAAATGCCAGAGTCGCGTACTGAAACAAGCTAGGCTTTAGTTGAACAGGCTGGGCATCCACAACGAATCTCCTCTGGATTATTCACGGACTTGGACTCTTCGAGGATAACCGACGCCTTCAGAAGAACCAAGTAGTTGATGGCGTCCACGATGGTGTCCTGCAGGGACTCGTTGACCTGGAACTTGCCCCGGGTCATGTAGGTCGACAGCCGGCTCACCTTGTCCAGGAACCGGATGAAGATGCCCTGCTGCACATTGCCCACCCCCAGAAGGGGGCCCAGTTGGAAGTTGCGGAAAGGCTGGTCGTCACCGCTTGTGTAATCAGCTTGCTTTTTACGCATCAAAGACTGGGCATGTACACAGATGTCCTCGTGGATCTTTAGCACGTCATTGGTGTCCATCAGTCTTCTCCTTGGCTTTGAGCCATGCGGCGTTGAACTCTGGGTCAGCCGCACGGCGGGCAGCCAGCCATTCTCGGGCAGTCTCAGGTCGGGAGTCGTCAAGGGCGGCCACAGCGATCTGGGCCTCCTGCACCTTGCGGCGGGGAAGCCACCCTACGGCAATACGGATAGCGGTCACGGCCCCGGTCGAGTAGAGGATCCATACCAGGAATCCCCCCACGAGAGCGATGAGACCCCACTGGATCAGGGAGGCCCACCAAGGGGTCACATCCCGGACCCCCGGAAGGGTTGCATGTATTTCCGCCACGCCCTGACGAATCTGCAGGGCTTCGTTCTTAATGTCGGTGGCGGTACGAATCGACTCTACTTCTTTGGAAGTATGGCGGATTTGCTCCGCTAGCTTGACGATGTTTTCAGCGCTGGCCGAAATGGTGTTGGCCTCCTCAGCGATGTGCTGGGAGGCCGAACACCCTAGAACCAGAGTGACCGAAAGGATCAGCCAAGCTTGGCGGAAATCCACGACGTGATCTTGCCAAGGGGCAGGATGTTGCCACCGATGTAACCAAAGGCAAAGAGCATGACACCAAACCAGATGCTACCGATGAATGCGTCCATTTGTTTCTCCTAACCCCCCGACGTGGGGGGACCCGCAAAGTATATCACCACTTCCCGAGGGGGCACTTCTCTTCGGGGATCTTTACCTTCAAAGCCGTGTAGCAGCCACACATCTTGCAGCTCTTGCCATCCCACTTTTCGCACCCACCGCACACCTCAAGGCGGGCCTTGGACTGTTCGGTCTCGGGGTAGGTCATGGCCTTTACCGCTTTCACGGCACCCTTAGCGTAGTGCATAATTGAATTTTGATCGACTGGTTTGTGGCTTGGTGGGGCCATTGCTGGGTCGACAACTTGTGCATTGTTTTGGGCTGAGAAGATCAAAGCCTTGTTCAACGCAAGAAGGGTAAACATGACTGTGAACTGCTCCTTCTTGTTCTTTGGCAGTTCAATTGGAAACTGGCCTCCAGCTTTTTGGTAAGCCTCAATGATTGCGGGGGTGTGCTTGACAAAGACACCAGTCAACGTGTTGTTGATCTCTTTGACAAACTCTAGAAGCTCTGGAGACACAGGTTGATCGGTAGGTTCGGTTTCCACGATTTAGGATCCTTTTAGGGGCAACTGCCACACCCAGTGCAACTTTCCATAGTTGTGGTTGGCCCAACGCTAGAGAATATGTAACTACCGCTGCACGGGCCTGAACAACTTGTAACTCGAACGCTTTGGCCACTAACCAAGGTAACAGGGCCACAATTAGAAGTGCAAACCTTGACCCCAGAAGTAGTTGTGGTGTCTACATGCGATATGAATACATGTGGGAAAGAGGCTCCACACTGTATATCTGAAACTTGATTCCAATTGATGTCATAGTCTCTTAGCAACTTGCAGTAACCCCATGTGGTAATCATTTGGCCGCTTGACCTGGTTCTTTGCATGCACGACACAATTCCTGGAAGAATACACCTGTAACCATCACAGTCGACACAGTTTGGTGTGCCCGCACATGGAGCAAAACCAGCATTCCACCCCCAGGTGCTAAGAGCTGCACAGTAGATGTCTGCTGGGGTGTCAGAGCAATTTCTTCCTGGATTACTGTTGCAACTTGAACTATTCAGACAGGTCACTAAGCCACCGTCTTGAGAGATGCCGTTGTGAATGATGCTGCAAATAACACAGTCGCTGTCAAGAAGACCACTTCCAGTCCGGTCCACGCAACTTCTACCTGCACACGCTGTGGTCGAACTAAAACTACCGCCCAAAGCTTCACATGTGCAGATGTCCAGGTCGTCATTGCAGTCCCCGTCTGGGAAACAACAAGAGCCAATTGCACCGCAGTAGGCTTCATTGCAGGTTTCCGGTGGAGAACTTGGTGGGATGGATGCCCCTCCAAGGTACTTGCAGTCACAAGCTTTCATACCTGCAACCCGCCACGTCCCCCCAAGACAACAAGTCACCGTGCCTGTAAGTGTACATTCACAGTACTCCGGGTTAAGACAGTTGGCTGATGTGCCGTTACCTTTATAAACACCGTTAAGAACATCAGTGCACTCTGCTTCTGTAACACCTCCAATACAACCATATGCCGCGGTACAGCAGGCACCCCCTGTAGCACAGCAGCAAGCGGAGCCGGATGCCAGGCTAGTTCCTACTCGAAGGAGGGAAGATGTTCCTGCCTTGATGTAGAGGGGCATGGCTTAGGTGCAGGTTGTAGTTGCGATGTTGATTGCGCTACCAGATGAGGTAGAAGTGATTAGACCGCCAGTGAAGTTCAATACCGTGGTGCTAAATTGCAGGTTGCTACCAACCAACGCAGCGCCGGTGATGACGGTAACGGCGGTTGTGATGCCGGAGCTAAAAGAGCCAACGATGGTATAGATGTTTTGCACCTGGTTCAGCACTTCGCTAAAAAACTGATTGGAAATCATCTGGTACTGCTCAAACGTCATGTCTTGGAAGTTTTGAAAGCCAAACTGTGCAAAGTTAATTGTGGGGTCTAGTTGAATCCCCATCCCACCAGCTCCGCCCACACTAACACTAACGCTGTTATTTATCTTGGGCCCACCAAAAGACATGGTGTTGCTCAGGTCAATTTGGGTCCCCCCACCGGTGCTGTGCTGCGGGCTCTGGATGTCGTCGTCGAGGAGGACAGCGCGGCGGTTGGGGACTTGTGACCAGCCAATGGAACGGCTGTCCCGGGGCTCGAATGTGCTCTGGGGGGCCTGATACCACAGGCTCACGGACGCCACCTGGGGTTGTCGCGGGTGTCCTTCGCGTAGCCCTTGCCAGTGCGGAGGTTCAAGTTCGCCAGGTTGTCACCAATAGTCTTGATGGCTGAGCGATACTGCTGGGTCAGGAGTTGGTTCTGGGCCTGCGAGATCTTGCGCCACGCACCAAGCTTGAGGGCAGATGCAATTGCAATGGCCTCGACCATGCCCTGCGACTGGGGTGGGCACACCTCGTAAGCATAAGTGCCCGCGGACACCGTGAAGGGGCGAGCCAGTGTGGCAATGCGGGTAGATGGGTCGTAAGAAGCAATGACTCGCTCCTCAGTAACGCCAAATCCGCTGCCACCAGGAGAGCTAAGCAGACGGATGAACTGACCAGCGTAGGCGTTGGGTCGGTAGTCAATAAGACCCAGGTCCGCGGTCGAGTTAAACGTGAATCCCGTCTTTGCGGCGTCTAGGGTGCCCAGATTGCTGGATGAGCAGTAGTGTGGCAGCATATCGCCGTTTGTGGTGTAACGAATGGTCCACGTCAGGTTGCTGGTTCCTGCAGACGAGAGGTTCTGCGGGAACGGCCGGAAGCAAAGCATGTTGCCTTCAATCATCCAGCCAGGACCAGTACGGCTTTGTTCGTGGTCAGGGCGGATGTCGTCAGTCGGAAGACCGTTGCTGATGAAGTTACCGTTTGCGCCCGTGTACTGAACAACCTCGTGGATCTCACCAACACACGGAGGCAGAACGTAGCACTCCTGATTCTCAACGAAGGTGATGTTGTAGTCCAACAGGACGGGGTTGTCAGCGCTCAGGGAGCAGCGACTCCACACGTCCACCAAAGACGGCATGACCACGTGCTGAAGCAGGAACTGGTCTGTGTACTTCGAGTCGAAGTCCGGATCGTCGAGGTAGCCTCGAATACGGGCAAGGACTGTCTTGATGAATGAGCGGGAGGTGTCCATGGTTAGCCGCTTGTGATGATACGGCCACGTGTCAGATTAGCCAACTCCTCCTTGGCCATAGCCAGGGACTCACCACCTTCTCGGGTGCCAAGGAAAGAGCTTTGTCCACTTGCCATGGCGTTGGCTTCCGCGTGCAGACCCTTGAACCTCAAATGCTTGGCCGAGTTCTGACGCTCAGCCATTGACTCATCGCGGATAGCCTGGCGCTCTTCAGCAGCGCGGCGCATCTTCCGGCGAATGCCTTCGGCACCCTTGTCACACAGAACAATGCGAGCATCCAAGAACCCACGGCTGGGTCGCTCATCGTGGGGGTACGCCTCCAGTTCCTGGGCCACCTTGCCACGAATTAGCCAGTCGCACAGAACGATGTTGTCGGTTTCCAGGTGGTGATACTCAAAAAGTGTCGGGCGCTTGTAGTGCCGTCGCAGCCATAAAACAAACTCACTATCAGGCATAACCCGATGGCGATTAGCATCCAGCACAAGGCCCTCATGGTGCGCCTCTGCAACCGGGTCGTAGATGATTTCAATGTCAAGCGGTGCGGTCTCTTCGCTCATTACTTGCTCCTGCTGCGTGCCATCTTCTTGAAGGTCACAGCAAGATTGTAGCGCTTTGAGCCGGGTGGGCAGGAGGGACTACCAAACTTTCCGCCGGTGCACACGCCCTCGGTGCCGCGCTTCTTAATACCAGCCGCCACTTTGCCAATCCAGTTCTTAGACTTTTTCACTTCCAACCTCGCTTCATCTTGGCGTACTGCTTTGGGTCCACAGTGGACTTTGACTTAGGCCGGCTAGTACCAGCCTTCTTGCGCTTGTTGATGTTTCCGACCAGCGAATTCAGTGGGTTGTGTTTCATCAGCACTTCCATGCCCGAAGGCTCTTGTTGATGCGGGAGTTAGGATCACGCGCGGTCTCGGCACTCGTCAGCTTCTTCTTCATGCCGCGCATGCGGGCACAGAAGGAGTTGCGGCGTGAGCCACCCTCGGGCTGAGGACGCTTCAGGTTGCCGCCCGTGGCCTTGTTGTAGGCACGGCGACCAAGTTCACTAAGTCCCCCCATAGGGTTCTTGTGCTTTGCCTTGAACTGGAACTTGGGCTTTGCGCTTGCCACGGTTTAGTCCATGGGCTGGCCGAGGCGACTGTACGGCATAGGAGACTGACCACGAGGGGCGCCACCAGCCTTGATCAGCATGCCCACAAGGGCCTTCAGCTGCTCAGGGGACATGGCGCGCTTGATCTTGCTACCCATGCTGCCCATGCCAACGCTCTGGCTCATGGCCATGGGCTTCTTGGGGCCGGGCTTCTTGATACCGGCGGAGGCGTACGGATTGGGCTTAGGCATATTGGGCATAGATCAGCTCAGGGTAAGGAGGTAACGGGTGTGTTGCACGAGATCCAGCATCTCGTCGCGGAGGTTCAGGAGCGAGGTTTCCTTCTCGCCCACAACGGAGGGGATGTCCTTGCGAAGCACGTTTTCAACGGCCATCAGCACGGACTTCACATCATTCATGATCGACAGGGTGGTGACGCTGTTGAGGATCTCACGACCCTTGACACCAATGAAGCTCTCAATGAAGCCGTCAATCTTCTCTGCCAGTCCCTCGTAAGCCTTACCCAGAGCCTTGTGCTCAGCGTACGAAGTGGTCTTCCAGTGGAGGATTGCCAGGGACTGCTGGCACTCCATGAGCTTGGCAAGGAACGACTTGCTACCACCGGAACTCTTGGCTGGGCCCTTGGGCATCAGCTTGTTCAGGGGGTTGTCGTTGACCGAGTCGTACTCGCCGCTTTCTTCGTTCATGTCTGCCATGGTTAGTCCAGTTTACGTCGCCATCCCATCTGGTAAAGGGCCCTAGCAATTGATGTTGCCGTCTGATCCACTGCAGTCTCTTCTAGCTCCGGACGAGCTGCGTGCAAGACCTCGTGAATCACGGTGTCTAGAAGGTTGGGCTCACTAAGGGAGCGTCGGATTTCAATGAGGGGATGCCGGCCCGGCTTGTGGGGTTCCCAGCATCGGCCCCAGTCCTTGCCCATGGCGGCTGCTTCGTTGAGGCGGATCCGCCAACGGCGACCGTTGATCTTGACCTTGTAGATCAGGCGTCCATTCGGATCAACTGAGCTTCCCATTGGCGGCCTCGATTCCGATGTGAGGGGTCGCGGACCAAGTCAATTACGGCAATGCTCGCCCCCCACATTGAGGTATCGCGGCGGCTCATCCAG